TGTAACGGTAAACGCATGTTTGATCATACAGGTAAATATCTAGCCTACGAACAATCTTTAATACATCATACAGGATGCCCCGATCCCGCGTATGAATTTTATACATATTCATTCGCTTTGAAACCGGAATTATATTATCCTACCGGTCAATTAAACATGAGTCGCATTATTCATAAGAAATTAGATGTAGAACTCGATGAAACGTCTACTTCACGGAATATAAACTTTTCGATATACGCTTTGAATTACAACCTTCTACATGTTGAGGGAGGAATAGCGGGTTTAAAATTTTAACGGGTTATATTAGAAATGGCAGGACGGGTGCAACTTGCCACTACGGGTACCCAGGATGCTTACTTCACAGAGAATCCTGAATACACGCATTTCATCAAACAGTTCAAAAAGCATACGAACTTTTCAGCGTATGACGTGTCCCACGACTTACATGGTCAATTGGAATATGGGGGTATTCTCAAGTGTACGATACCAGCGAACGCTGGTGATCTGATAAAAACTATACGGGTACATTTTACACTTCCACCGTTAGAAACCGATGGAACCAACTTTAGATACGTCGAATCTATTGGTCACGCGATATTCCAACACGTAGATCTCATAATAGGTGGGCAACTGGTACAGAGAATCCCTAGAGATTGGTTACAGATCTATAGCGAGCATTACATTACACAGACGAAACAGAATAATCTGGCTAAGCTGATAGGTAAATGTCCCGACGAATCATCTGGACTTCCGGTGCGACATGCATCCATAGATCAACACTTACCACTCGCGACTACATCGACGAGTTATATAGTAGATATACCGTTCTATTTTCATAATAATCCAGAACTTGCAATTCCACTTTGTGCATTAACAAATCAGGAATGTGAAATAGAAATTCAACTCAGTGATATCGGTAAATGTATTCACAATTTACCCAATATAATTCAACGTTCTTCACCAGACAATACCAATTTTGTTGTTACTTGGCAAACGACGGCAGGTGGTAATAAATTTTTCATAAACGGTGTACAAGCACCCGAGATAGAATTACAGTATGGCCGTACGTATACGTTCCAATTCGGAACGGCGCAACAAACGCTCCATCCGTTTAAATTATCGGTGGGAAGTGATGGATCTCACAATAATTGGATTGACTACTCGAATAACCAATCATCTACAAATGATTTCGTGACGATCACGTTGACGTTAACCGTAAACAGTGATACACCGAGTACGTTATATTATTACTGTACACAACATTCTGGTATGGGTGGGCAAATAAACATAAACACACAGCCCATAGATACAACGGGATTAAGTATCGAATCTATGAGTCTACACACCGAGATGGTTCAACTTAACGACCCAGAACGACAGGCGATTAAGAAAAGTAATCGCGACTACATCATCACACAGATCCAGCAGGATACGTTTGAAATTCCGGTCTCTAGTTCCGAAGGTATGGATGAGTACAAGTTTAAAATGGATTTCACGAACCCTGTAAAGGAGTTATATTTTGTCATTGCGAATATTCCCCTACAAGTTGAAAGTTTTATAAGCACGTTTGATTATGATTTTGTCTCTCAAATATATCCATCGGGATCCAGTGGTAAATATGTAAACTTTGAACACCTCATCAGTTTAGGGATGGTTTTGGATAACGAAACAATTCTCGATGAAGTGACTGGAAATGTCGTACATCTCAGAGCTGTACAGAGTGGTATCCATCACTCGAGAACTCAATTATTCAGACGGTTTTACTCGTATAGCTTTGCATTAGAACCCGAGAAGTGGTATCCAACGGGTCAGCGCAATTTCAGTGCTATTAAGGAACAAATCATAAACCTGAAACTGAATAGTGAAACGACTTTTAAAAGAGAGCTTAGAGTTTACGCGCTCGCTAATAATATACTCCGAATCAATGGAGGCAGCGGAAAAGTTATCTTCCCAAATGGTGGAATCAGCAATTAACATAATGCAACCGGTCATGGAACATGCCGTCGTTTTATCAGGACAGTACGCTAAAGCGTGTGGTCGAGATATAATTTTAGCGAAGGATATGGAATACTGTTTAAAATACTGCGCGATGAACACAGTGGGTCAGCAGATTGGGTCGTATTTCCCGGATATTTACGAAGAGGAAGAATCCGAGGATGAAGAGGAAATAGAGACAGTTGATGAGGAGGAAGAACCTCCATTCGCCCCGTATTCAGGAACAGAGGAACTTTATATGAAAATCAATGAGGCATATGACGCATGGGAGGGTTGGGATCCGACCAATCCGTCAGAAGAAATGATAAAAAATGCGATTGATAGTAATGGACACATCACCTCTCCAGGGATGGACGACTTCTAATTACAAAAGTTTTAAGGCGGTCGACGAGTCTTCAGAATCTGACTCAGATTCCGATTCCGATTCGGAATCTGATACACCCAGGAAGGGCGATATCAAAGGATATAATAAGAATACATACAAAAAATTATTGATCGTCGAAGAGTTGCTACCAGAATAAAATCTGTGCATACAATAAATGTCTTCCGATATCGCTGTCGATACCGTCCTCGCGATCTCCCGTGAGCTCGAGGCTCAGTCCCTCAACTCCGTCGTCGCTGGCTTCTCCTTCGCCGCGGCTCTTTCTTGGATGGACGTCGTTCGTTGGTCCATTCACCAGGTCGTCAAGGTTCAGAAGAACGGTGGCATGAACTACGCGCTCACCGCTCTCTTCACCACTCTCCTTTCCGTGATCGTCTACATGATCATCTCTCGCCTGTCTACTCGCGTCAGGAAGCCCAGCGCTCCCGTCTACGCGGTTACTCGCTAAATTTTCGTGGTTTAGTGAATACCATGAAGAAACAACCGGTAAGTATGATTAAAAATATATAAACAAACCCATTCCATTTATTCAGGTCATCAACCCTGCTTTGAATATTTGGCGGAAGACGGTATCCTTCGGTACGTTTTTCATTTTGTAATTCTGTACCCTTCTTTACCATAGGAACTCTCGATAATTTATCAATTGCACCGTCAATTGATAATTTTAATACATGATTCGCGTTTCTAAAATCATATGGAATCAATCGGTTATTACTACTGTAAAAGAACTGAATACGTAGTTTCGATATATTTTGTGAACCCGATTCGAAATTGTGTTCTATAGTGTCGTCTACACCAGAATAATTAATGACGTCTCCGCACATCAGGATTCGACCAGTATAGAACGGTGTGTCGGAATATACCGTCTTATTCAATTCTTCTGCACCGCTACTTATTTTCAGTATGAGTGCATCCGGACCCTGGAGATTTATACTTCCGGTCGTGAGAGTGTCGTTCACTGACGTTACGTTACTCGCAGGAAGTCCTAAAATATCATGTGGCGTCGTTAATCCTTCCGAACCGGTATCAAACCCGTTATCTCCACCGTAAAACTCAAACGTAAATGCACTCGAACCCCCGAACGTTAACTCATTCTTACTCTTATCATAACTCGCAGTCGAAATAGGTACCGAAGCCTCAGCCTGAAATTTAGATAATAGTTCAGCCGCCAATTCGTTTCCATTGTAATTTTCGTTAGGTAACGATATAGTGGTACCATTAACAGAAAACGTGTTGTTTCTGTCGTTTATAAGCAATTGACTCGCGTGGATACGAGCCGATACAAGTGATATCTTAGAGACGTTGTATATGGGGTTTTTCAATTCAACGACATAATCTCCTGGATTGGGATACGCTACAGGATCGCGTTCTCCACTATCTATGTCTAACGTGTGTACGCTCATTAAAATAAGGGGATATATTTTAATCAGTGTGTTTATGCAAAAGATGAAATTGTTTACATGATCTGTTGGGTGAGGGGGTTGTTCTGAAGCTGTTGCTTGGCCACGTTGAGACTGTGATCTGTGGCATATGGGTTGGCGTTGCCCTTGTAGTGATTGAAATTGTAATACTTATTGTTATCATATTGCTGTGTCCATCCACCGTTAAGAGGACCTGTGCGACCATCAATACGAGTAGTGTCGAAACGCATAGCCGTCGGCATACCACCTTGGTTAAGGGGTCCCGCGCGAACATTCATACGACCAGCATTACCATGTCTATTTGCCTTACCACGACGGTCGTCGGGGCGGAAGCCATATGCAAACAACTCCTCGGAAGTGTACGGACGCTGGGGAGACATAGCTTGAGATTCTCTGAGTTGAGAAGCGGGGGCCATGACGTGACCATGAGAGAAAGTGCTTATACCGGGAGCAAGCTGGTTGTTATACGCGTATTGTTCGACGTTACCATCCTTCTTGTTACGAGTGGGATCCGCTACGTGTTGGAGTGCAGATACAGTGCGCTTAGCACCATTAAATCCGAGGCCGTCGTTACGAGAACCGGTCATAGAACGGTTGGTAACACGCTTGCCGTTCACATGCTCACCCCTCGGAACATGGCCACCAAAACCCTGGGACTTGGCGCCGGCGACTGGGCGACGCTCGGGGAGATATGCAGTCTTTTCGGGACGGTTATTCGCAATCTCGCCCATCTTACCACGTCGACCACCGAAAATATCATGCGCCGGGCCACTTCTACCGGGTAAAGTAGTCATTCTGTACGCACCCACATTTTCAGGATTCACGCGCACTATCTGGTGGAAACCACCCGCTGCTGGAACATCGGGACCAACCGCGATACCCGGACCCACCTGTTGCCTCTCTACAGGAGAAAGGTTATTCATCCGACCGCCATCAAACATACGATCACGCATTTCTAAAACTTCACCACCACTCGAACGCCCCTGTGGTGCGATATCCGAAAAATTATGTACCTCAACCTTGGAATCAGGTAAATTAGATAAACCAACGGGTTTGGGAGACATGACATTAGGTACCTCTTCCTGCATTACAGGGATAGATGCCTGTTGAACGGTCAAGTTGTACTCCTCGGTCTTCTTTTTTTCACTTAAAACTTTTCCTGCGTACGCCAATCCGGCGATAGCTACTAACGAAAGTGGATCCGCCATTCTTAATTTTAGAAGAGATTTTTATTGACCAGGATATCGCTTCATGAACTGCATATTCTGAGTTTCGGCTGTGGTGCTGACGGGATCATATTGTACCGTGTTGAGAGGAAGCTTGCATTTCATGTCTTGGAGAGGGAATAAATTTTGTTCGTACGTCTGGGCGACGACCTTGTTAAATCTAGACGTGGATTGGGGGCGGAGCATGTCGCTCGTCTCGATAAACTGAGCGGGGGCACCCTTACCCGCCATGTAAGGAGAGGTACCGTATAACATAGTATTAGGTCTACTGGAACCATAGTTAAGGGTACTGGGCTGGGGGTAAGTGAATACCTCTTCCGTTGCACACACGGGAGGGCGAGCAGGATTTTCGACAATTTTCAATCCCGGTTGAAGCTGATATGCCATTTATTATTACATAAGAATATTATCTATCTAAGCTGGACCATTACCTCCACCGAACATACCACTACGCATATCGCCACTCGAATCTAAACCACCAAAGGCTTCTAATTGCACTCCTCGAGCATCGACATTGCACAAACTCGGATCCGACTTGCAAATAGGGGCACCTTTCTCACCATATAACCATTCCGCAAAAGCGGTCTGATCACCCGGAATATTCGTCACGGGGCCCGAAACGAACTGCCTAGAAAATGCATTTCGTTGAGCATCTGGCATGGGAGAACGGGACTTTTGGGGACCATAAGGAATACGGCCTGATAACATATGATTCACTTCATCACGAACTGTCTCATATCCACAAGCTGAAGGACGATCCGGGCGACCATCATAGTCGCTCATCAAAACATTCGCCATAGGATTATCAATTGTGGGGAGCTGACACTCTGGAACGTACGTCTCCCTCTTCGCATTATTTCCCTTGATCATTTTAGACTTTTCCATTACATATAAAACTGAGAGGACCGTAGCCCCTAATATAAAAATGCGCATATCTCGTCTGATGAGATACAAAATGCATGTCGCGTAAATGACGAATCGCGCTGTGGCATTTACCCTTTCGACCGCCGTCTGTTGATTAGTGGGCCAAAATTCGGTAATTTTATCAGACCTGACAACCTGTTTTGGATCCATAAACAGTGAGACCATTTATATTATGCTTAGTTTATTTTTTCAACATACCGCTGAGTAGCCCCTGCATAGACTGCATAAGCTTATTCTCGTCGATTTCGAGTTCACCGTCCTCGTTGGACAGCTTGTCTGCACATTGCTTGGCGACCGTCTCGATCATATTAAGTGTGTCCGCTGGGATTGATGTGATAGTAGTACCGAGCATGTATAGCGTTTGGAGATACTGCCAGATAGCATCCTTAGTACCTGTAGACGCCTTAGGCCAGCAGTTTTTAAGATTGATATCCTTAAGAAATTCGATATTTTCTGCGTGTTCGAGGAAGAATGATTCATCCTTAGAGTTGATCTTATCCACATGAGCGGCGACGTTTTCCATGAAACCATCAACAATCATCTTACCATTGGCGGATCTCATAAGTTCAAAAGCGGCGATGTACTTTTTGAGACCCTTCTCTTCTGGGAAGGTTTTGTGTAGTTCCATGAGAAACTGGCCCATCATGTCGTTAAACGCTGTAACGGAAGTCATATATAACATATGTTGCGATTAATCTTTAAGTTACTCAAAAGGGGTCGGTGGAAATAGTTTCACGTTTACCTAAGCCGTTGGATATGATAAAATAGACTAGTATAGCTATTAATGCGGCTGGTTTGGCATAAGCGCTCGTAGAGAGAGTACCCTCATCATTGAGTCGAGCTTTGCCGTGAATATATAAAGCGGTAAGACCGGCTGCAATTATGGCCGCGGAACCTGGGTCGCGGAAGTATTCGTCCATATTTAATAGCGGAGTTTTTTACTCCTGGTGTCTGCTGCATCTGCGAATAGGTCGCCACTCGGACCCTGGCGCTGCTGGGGTCGAGTATTCACGGTTCTAAATTCATTTTGAAATGGATTAGGTGCCGGCTGCTGGGGTGCTTCATACTCTTCCATGGGCTGTTCCATCTGCTCCTGATACTCTTCAGATGGTTCCCCCATTTCATCTTCAATATCACCCATGGGGTGTTCCATTCCTTCTCCTTCCATTCCTTCTCCTTCCATTCCTTCTCCTTCCATACCACCCTCCATACCACCCTCCATTCCTTCTTCTGGCCGACCCTCGAAACCCCCACCCATTTCACCTGGGTTTTCTTCATCGTACTCTTCGATATTGTCCTCAACCATGTTCGCGTCTTGGGGATCGATCATGTCTTCTCCGTTGGAAGACATGTATGTCTGTAAAATCTGTTGGACTGGGATTAACTCCTTTACAGTCGTCTCCACACATGTAGTGAATCGTTCGTACAGTTTATCGTTGCGAGCATGCTCCGATTGACTATCGGTGAAAACATATGGATCTCGGTAAACATCCTTCGCAGCGTTCTTATAACACGTGTGAATGAAGATTTCATTCGTAGGGAGTTTGACGGACATCTTCTTAGAATCGGAACTCAGTCGAACGGCCGACAGAATCTTTACAGAACTGACAAATACCGCGGCGACGAGATCCCTAAACCACGCACATCGCGCGGCGATATTCTCTGTATGCTGCCTAGCCATTGTTTCGTTCCACTCGGGGACGTCTTTCAATAAATTCTGGAACATCAACAGGACTTTGCGACCTTTAGATAACTTTTGGGCTTCTGTATACATATCTTCAAAAACTTCGATCATAACTGGACACATAAGAATGCATAGCTGTTCCATGTATTCGCGTTTAGCTTCGACTAAAATGTTCAAATTATCCATTTATGATAGACTGGTCTTTTTTTATCAGTGTTACTGCGCATCTCTCCTGTATCTGTTTGCCACCTTTTTAAGATTAACCAATGTAGGGAAATCTTCTATATGATCTATCGATCCCGGCTGCGGCTCTCTGTCCCTTTTAATTTTCCATGTGATAGTGAATTCAAAATTACCCGTTATATGTACGATGAATCCACTCAACTCCAACTGTCTTTTGAGATAAGACGTTGCTTTTAAACGATCATACGTTGGATACCCGACTATAAATGTAGGCACCTCAAACGCAACTCTCCTTTTCTGAGACTCAACCGCTCTTCGTACTTTACGCGAAATTTGTTTATATAACTCCACGTATGTCTCTTTTTTCATACGATTCCTGTTATTAGTTATTCGCGAGATCTCCTCTACGCTTATCATTAATATTAGCTGGACTTATTTTTTAGCAATTCTTCCTCACTTTTACTAATTTCATCAAATTGTATGTATTCGTGTCCTTGAATTGTACTTTCAAACGGGGTTCTATCCACGGGTGGTTTAACGTTCATCGGCTGAGATCGAGCGCTTATAACCCTGGTGTTAGGCTTACCTGCTTTACCTATAGAACTTGCATCCGTGACGAGGATATCAACGGCCACCATAAAACCATACGGAAATCCACCTCGCTTCAATACCATAAACATACATCTGTACATACCGTGATTCTTTTGTTTGTGTCGGAATTGTTTCAAACCACTCGTCTCTATGATGTAATTGTTAATTCCCGTCTTTTCCTTGATGTACTTACTCGTCGTGAGCACGAGTGACTCCATTACGTCGTGATTTACGATCGCTTTTGTTTGTACATACTCTACCATATTCGGCAACGGATCGTTGAGTACAATCGCACCACTCTCTTTCGAAGCGACCGAGTACTTCTCTTCCCTGGACATCACTAACAAAATGACCAGTATGAATAACAAGATGTTTATCATTTAATATAGACCTTCAAAAAAAACGTGTGTAATTTACCAATTTTTTTTGAGGGGATAATTTAGATGTCACTTTTAGTCTTCAGCCCAAAGTGTAAACATAGCATGGATGTGTTAACTTTCATAAACAGTCACAGTCAACTAAAACAGATTGTACAATATCATAATGTATCTGAACTGGGTATTCCTCCACAGTACAGATCAAAAATTACCAGGGTTCCTACGATGCTGACTAAACACGGGAAGATCCTGGTCGGTAAAGAAATTCAGAATTGGTTGGAGTCTCTTCTACCAGTACAAGATCTTGAAACGTGTGGATTCGGGGGTAGTCTAAATACGACAAATCTCGACGGTGAAGGGACGAATGATATGTTCACGATAGAAGAATATGGAAGGTCGTTACAACCAGCCATGACCGCGGAACTTGAGGCAAAAATTAGTCGTAAGGTTGAAGACGCTGCTTATACGGATATAAAGAATTAAGTTGTGGACAAAATAGTATGAAACTTGTAACCGTTCAAGCCGCGGCCATAAAGTCTACATTTGAAGTTCTTAAAGATATTCTTAATGACGTGAATATATACTTTAAGCCGAGTGGTATGTACATCGTTACACTTGATACGGCGCGAACATCGCTTATCGATATGCATCTCCCAGCGGAAAATTTTGAAGAGTATGAATGCGAGGAAGAGATCGATTGTGGCGTCAACATGACAAACATGCACAAACTTCTCAAAACTATTACCGTAAACGATATTCTTATCATGTCCATTCAATCGAAAGAGCATATGAATATCGAGATCCACAGTGAACAAAAAAAGACATCGACGAAATTTGAGTTGAAGCTTCTTGATATTAACGAAAATCAGATAGAAGTTCCGGAAATGCATATGATGGTTAATACACCTATACCCTCCATCGATTTTCAGAGAATTTGTAGAGATATGTCTAACATAGGAGACGAATTAGAAATTCACCGAGGTGGGAATATTTTACGACTCGTATGTAAGGGAGATTTTGCGAACCAAGAGACGGAAATTCAATGCGTGGAAGAATGTGCTATGATGTCTGGTACGTATTCACTAAAATATATGAATATTTTCACAAAGGCTACTAGTATGTGTTCAACCGTACAGATTATGCAAGAGGATCAAAATCGATTCTTGATTTTACGGTATAATGTAGCGAACTTAGGAGATTTGAAATTCTATCTCGCCACTAAGGTAGACGAAGATCAGACATGAGTCCGGTCGCCGTATCAACTGTTTTCATCATACCTAGACAGTTTTTCAATTTAATACGAGGAAGATTGTTTTTTAGGACGACTTCATCGAGATATAATACATCTTTTATGAAGATCTTCTCACCATAAAAATCCGAGCGTGGACCCGCATAGCGTCTAATTTTTTCGAGAACGTCTTTTACTGGCTTGTCACCCGAATCCAGTAATTGTGCGCCGACTAACGGAACGTGAAACGACATTGTATTAACCTTCTTAGGTGGCCATGTATAGTCGTGGTTATACGTTATGTATTTGTATATACGATTGTTGTACCAATATTTAATTCGAATAATCATTTTTGTAACAGCTTCCGGAGGTTTGGGGATAGGGTCACCGGGGAGAATACCAGCGCGTCCGAGATCTAGCGAACATATGCCGTACGTTTTTGCGACGGGGTATATGTCATAACTTTCTTGTATCCAAAGGGGGTGGTGGTCGGAAGCTTCCATCGTCTCGATCGAAAAATCTTTGGAGTGATCGACAAAATATTCAATATACGTTTCAACGATAGAATAATCACGTTTAGAGAAAAATAAATGCATCACCCTTTTCAAATTGTAGATTACGTTAATTAAAAACTTGTGTAGTAGTTTCATTAACGTAAATGGAAGGTAATTTTTTAAGTAGGTATAATAATCGTGTAGATGAATTAACCGATAAAATAGAAAGTGATCCATCGAACCGATGGGAATATGAACGAGAGTTATCGGATTATATTGCCCGCTGCATACCATACGTACGACAGTACGTCGATGAGACGGAAGGAGAAGTTACCACCGATAATATTTTTAATTGTAAAGAAACGGCTGGTAATCAAAAAAAGGATATTTACGTCGAATATTTAGTGAACGTCGAGAAAAGGAATATAGATCGCCCCATAGAACGCAAACTCATCGACAGATGCCCGCGGTGTCCAGATAGTAACGTGTACAAAACAAATGAGAGTGAAATGGTATGTGATTCATGTGGTGTAGTGTTGGATATATTGATAAGCGAAGAACTTACGTATAAAGAGGAACAGGAAACGTCGGCAAAAGTTATCAATTATTCGTATAAACGTGATAATCACTTTAATGAATGGCTTTCACAGTTTCAGGCACAGGAGATGACTACAATTCCACCGGAGGTTATTAATCAGTTACGGAATGAATTTAAGAAGATCAAGATTAAATCCGTAACTGAGATCACACACGCAAAAGTTCGATCACTGCTCAAAAAACTCAAACTGAACAAGTTTTACGAGCACGTACCGTTTATCACTAATATTTTGAGTGGTATTTCACCACCGAAGATGCCTCAACAACTTGAGGAACAGTTACGAATGATGTTTCGAGATATTCAGAAACCATTCGACGATAATTGTCCGACTGAACGAAAAAACTTTTTGAGTTATTCATATGTACTTTTTAAATTCTGTGAACTATTATCTGAAGACGAATACCTCAAATACTTTCCCCTCCTCAAATCCAAAGAGAAACTTCATCAACAGGATGTTATCTGGAAAGCGATTTGCGGGGATCTCCAATGGGAATTTATTCCGACAGTGTAACTTCCGCAATCTGTGGCTGTGACCCTTCACCCGGTGGAAAGTTAATCAGGTAGGCTGACGTCAAATTAAGTTGTGTTAAATACTTTTTAGCTTGTGCGACCATGATATCATTAAGACTTTTCACTGTTTTAAGTTCGAGAACTGTAGTTCTGCGCACAATAATATCAGCACGCGACGTACCCACGACATGATGCTTATAATAAATGGGAACATGTCGTTCTGATTCGTATGGAATGTTTAGTTCGCGAAGACTTACCTCAAAAGCGTTATGATACACACGTTCACTATGCCCAGACCCCAGAGCCGTGTGAATCTCGGTAACCATTTTATTTATATCCTCGCGAAGGGATGAATGAATGTCTCCATTTCTAAGATGTTGATCGAGAAAGTCTTCAAAATATTCTTCAGGTTGTGTGTCGACGTTCGTCATTTAATACACCACTCACCGTGTCTTTATACACTTAAAGATACGACGCCAAATTATTATAGAATCCAGTTAGCTCAGTTGGTTAGAGCGCGGTGCTTATACAACAATGTATATAAAATGACTTCATCGTCATGAAAGCAACGCCGAAGTCACGGGTTCGAGCCCCGTACTGGATATCACTTTTTTATGCACCAGTACGTGCATAAAAAAGCGATTCTTAAAAAGTCGAATATACATATACATGTCGACCGATATTTATACGATGAATTTGTCCGAAAGTTCCGATGATATGGTTCCTATAGACATGGAAAATAGGTCTAACGCATTTGTACCAGAAAATAGGTCTAGTGCTTACGCGCCCGAAATCAACGAAGAAAAAAATATACATGATTATAAAGACAACATGGACTCTACTCCCATCACAGATGTTTTAGGTGGTCCCCAAGACGGCGCTTATCTCGAACCCCCTCTCATGGCGGTCGACCCCCGCGCAGTTCAAGTGGCGCAGGCTAACGCTATGATGCCCCAGGTTCAGGCTGCTGCCCAAAAGACTGAGAACCCCGCAAAGAAGAACCCCTTCGATCTCACCGATGAGCAGTTACATACACTTATTGTTGTTTTCGCCACGGGTGTCGCTGTGAGTAAACCAGTTCAAGAAAAGCTCGCGAATACGGTTCCCAGGTTTTTAAATGTTCAGGGTAATCGTAGTCTCGTAGGCTTAGCCTCTACCGGCGCAGTTGCTGGTATCGTGTTCTACATCGCTCGTAAATACTTTTAAAGTGTCTCATACGGAAGACTAAAATCAATTAATCCTAATCGCGAGATAATTCCGATCATAAGAATCCATGATAAGCATATCGTTAGAAGTGCAGGCCATGCTTTCTTAGCGTCTTTTTTCCCGTAATTCTGGAATATATCCTTGAGATCGCCTATCAACTGAGACAGTCCGTACACGATTCCACCTGCAAAGAGAAGGGCTAGAAACACATATCCAGTTTTTCCACTGACGATGATGGTTTTATTAGCTAACACGTATACTAAAAAGGGGAGAATCGTAGTGACGAGAGCGATATTAGCTTCGTACGGCATCCATTCTGCACGGGTAAGAAACATACCAACCATAACTAACATCCACAAAAGTAGTGATCCACCTATCGTTTGACTCCACCTGGTAGGATCTAGACCTGGGAAGAAATCGGGTTGTCGTAAGCCTGTGTTAGACATTTATATTAACCTAGATTATTTATCAACAATCTGTTTACCACAAAATGGGGTCAAAGTTCCTATGTTGTCGTACACCCCTATAGCTATGGCTTCATTCCGAAGTTCTTCGTAGTTACCCCAAAAATCATCACTATGAGAATACTCATCTACCGTACAATGCGCGAGTTCGTGTAATAATACATGGAGCACATGATTTACTTTACCGTTGATGCATAAGCCTATCTCCTGACCCTTGTTCGTGTTATATCCTACACCTCTCACGAAAGACCCTTTATATGCGACGATGGGAATTTCGTCGTGTAACATACGAAACTTCGGTTCGTCTGTTTTTTTCAGGTGTTCCCTGAAGGTACGATATCGCTCTTTTACCTCTTCTAACACGGGTTCTCTCCGAATCGTGTACCATAAAATTATATTAACGACGACGAGTATCGGTAGTATCATCTCTACTATACGTAAATATAAATTTACTGTATAATTCGGATATCGGATTTCCTTTTAACCCTTCCCAATGTGTCATCGTTAAACCCATATTTTCGAGGTGTGTTATGAGCATATCTTTATGCGCCACTGGTTCGGATTTGGGTCCATCCGCGTAATAAGGTGTATCACATAAATGTACGAACAATTTCTCACCAAAATCACCGTTACTCGTCCCTTTCATACGAAAAAAATTACCCATCTCATCTTTGAACGGTGTTTTAAAAATAATTTTTTCCGAATCTGGAATGATTCCGATCAATCGACCCCCGGGTTTCACCCGTCTTTTGACTTCTCGAAGAGTTGACATGAATAAATCGCGACTTTCAAATATGTAGTGTAAAGCAAAATTATAACACACTACATCGTATTTGCGATTTGGACACGCTCGAATGTCTCCATGGTAAAAATTAACTCGCATCTTCATATTCTTAGCCCGCCTTTTAGCTTCTTCCAATGCCTCTGCACTTGGTTCACACATGTTGATATTGACTTTCATCTTAAACCATTTTTGAAGATCCCCACCGAATCCACATCCGACATCGAGTACACTTATTCCGGGTTCACAGACACTCTCGATGAGCATCCGTTTTTCGTTATTATGTAATCGACGCAACTCCTCCATACTTTATAAACTGATAAAAACTTTAATTGACTATCCGACTTAAGTTTACTGGCTTAAAGTTTTCATGCATTAAATATTCATAATGTCTCTTGAACAGGATTATACGACCGTCCCCGGTCAGCTTTTTGCATGCCTTAGCATTGTTGGACCCGAGTGTCCCCAGAAGAATGATAAGTTTGGAATCAAGATTCGAGGCGCTTTCAACACTCGTGACGAAGCAGCCTCACACGCGAAGCGTCTTCAAAGGGAGGATTCAACCTTTGATATTTATGTAGTTGACATGTATAAGTGGCTCTTAATTCCCCCCGATCCTTCGGTGATTGAGGATTCACATTATACCAATGAAAAGCTCGAAGAGCTTATGACGGGTTATAAGGAGAACCAGGCTATGGCTGCTCAGATGTTCAACGAGCGTAAGCGTGATATGGTCGAGTCAGCCGTGTACGATAAGCCCGGTGATGAGAACTCCAGGTTTTACACCAAACCAGATGAACCCCCTATCAGCCACCCCGCAGATATTATCGAACGTCTCAAGAGTGAGACGCCAGATGCTCCGATGGAGGAGCTGGTGAAGAAAGCTGACGAGATTGTAAAGATCGAGATCGAGGAGCGTAAGAAGAAGCGCGAGGCTGCACTTTCTATTCCCGAAGAGCCTCAACTCGGTGAGATTACGGAGGCAAAGGATGACGGTGAAGAGGTTACATCTAAGGCGTAAAAAAATAAAAAATTAAAAACATATTGTGATCATATTATTAAAAAAAATATACCTTCTTAATAATACGATGGCAACAGACTATAAACAACGCGTCGAAAAAGCTCTCATAGACCAGGCTGAAAATGATAAGAATACAGGACCACGCGAGGTCGGATACGTTAGTTTTGGTCACCCTAAAAATTTTAGGATAACACGTATAAGTGCATTGGAGGATGAAATGTCGCTGGCTTCTCAAGTAGTTACTGATGGTGTAATTAGACCAGCAATTACTAGAAGATCGGAAAAACTTTTAGAAGACGAAAGCACGTCGGTAAAGGACTTCTTGCCCGCCTCACCCGGGGCGGAGGATAACTGGTTGCATAGTCTTACCCATGAAGAAGCCTAAAATAAAGGCCACAAATATAACTATGTACGCAGCTTTATCCAGAGAATTTAGAAAATCTGGAACTCTTGGTGCGTCTGACATGTGTTGAGGTGGATACATAAAAGGTGGTGGAGGGGGTTGCATGTAGAACTGTTGGTCTGTCTGTTCCTGGATGGGTTCATCCGTCTGTTTATCGTCGATAAGCTGCGGACTGTACTCTATGGGATTTCCTAATTCCGTTTCCATATGATAATTAATATGTCTATTTTTTTAAGCCTGATATTCCTCATTAGATTCCTCATCATCATCAATGAATCCTTTTAGATTACCATTATCATCGGCTTCACTGTCCGAACCGTCATCCTCTGTATCAGTCTCCGTTTCACATAGATCTTCTTCGTCACCTGAGTTATAATCCGTATCGTATTCGTCGTCGGAATAATCGTCGTTGCATACATTTTCAGTTGGCTCCAACCGTTTAGGTTGCTTTGAGACCCTTCCAGATCGCGTTGCAACGTGCTTAGGTGGCGTCATGTATAAATAACGTGCAAGTTTCTTTTAAATGACTTTATTACGCTAATGCAGATAGTATGTTATCCGTTATGATATATTCTCTATTCTTGCACGAACAGGCCTGTACGATCCTATTCTTTATGATTTTGAACTGCGTGGCCGTGGAATCGCATTTCGTACACTTTAAATCCGTGTAGACTATACGCTGAAATTTTGATTTTTTAGTCACACTCTTTACAGTCAAGGGTGTATTCGTCATATTTTTATTGATGAAGGTTTGTAACATGTTGACGCCTTTTACTGTATCCTCTTTCTTTACTTCGGGACAAACCTGACACGTTAACTGTGGTGTATCGTATAATGATGCTTTGTATCCATCTTTATACAATTCTCTAAAAATCGTGTCTGGTAAACGGTGCTTCCGTCCGTAAAAATCTCTACAAAATCCGAACCGTCTACCTCGCATGGTTTCGCATGTACAAAAACATCTTTGTGCGATCGTGTGACCCTCGATTCTAAACCATACGTGATTCGATGCATGTGATCTCTGCATATTTTCACAGTATTTAGAGTTGGTAGATACGAGGTAATTATTCTTATCTTCATACACCTTCGTTATTTGCGCCGTTTCCTGACCCTGTAAGTTTTTTTGTACGAACGCTTCAATATTTTGTATGATCTTTTCATCTGAGAAGACATTCTTCGTTTCGTGTAAGGTAAATCCACCTTCTACACGCGTCGAACCCTGTACGATAACGACTGTCGTGATCTCTGTTCGAAGAGTTGCCATTTGCATAATCTCTAGACTCGGCTTTTGATTATGAATATGAGAGAGTGAAGAATTTTCATGTGAGTACATGAGGACGGGTCGATATTCGCCTTCGATTATCTTACCTTTATCACACGACGCGCATCCACGTCCTTCACATGCATCGTGTTTAGCCTTTTTGTGAGACCACGGCATACGAAACCCACTTCCCTTTACGTTACGTCTTCCACCGCCATACACAGCGGTATCTACTATATCGTCCCATGGTTTTCCGGGAAACAGTAAAGACAAAGACGATGCGATATGTGAATGAAGAGCCATAGCCGATCCGTGATCAACTACGAAATTGGGCCAGTTCATATGAATTCCGTGTTTGATTTTATCACGTGAAGGTTTAGGTTCAGCTACAGATATGAGTACATCTTTTCCTCCATAATGGGTCACTCGGTCACAAATCGTTCGAACGTATTCTTCCAACCTTTCGAAAGATAATTGTTCGGTATCCTTGTAATCTAGATCCACGAAAAAATTAAACGTATCCGTTTTCTGTTCGACGACGAATAACTTTTCACCTTCTGTTATACACTTTATATACATATCGTAAAAATCATTCAACCTATCAAAAGGAACAGATAGACGACCACCGTCCATGAGCACATGTGATAGATTGGAACCTTCTTTAAAGGTAAATCCTTGTTTTTGACACCAAGATCTAAACATACTTACTTGGTTATATACTTATTTTTTTAATACTCTTCTTCACGCCATACGGAACTTCTCCACGAAACATCCCTCAACTCTTCTTTCTCCATGTTCAATTCTTTCTTTAAGACCATGAGTTCGTATACCGTTTTATCCTTAACTTCTTCAAGATATTTATCAGCCCTACTTTCACTGTAAGCTTTCCTATCTATGAGTACTTCTTTGATTTGCTGAAGGATGTAGTTCTTCGACTTCATTATTTTATAGAGAAGGTTTTTCTATTAAGAGAAGTCACGCATGCATAAAACTCTGGATTTTCTAACACGTTTGTCACTATTCGTTCCCAACGTCTACGTTGGTTAAATTCTCCTAAAGTGTCAAAACTCATAAAATCATTTTCATCGTATGTACGTTTCATGTGTATCTTTTTTGTATGCATTTTGTATTTCTCTTCATTAAAGCGGCGAACGAGTTCGAGTTGTTCCGCTTTAGGATAGTCCATGAAGAATACGAACACCGTGTATTCTAGCTCTACATCGGGCTCCTCTTTAACGTTAAACGAATAACTCGTATACTCGCCGTTTTTTAGCGAAACGACTCCTCTCGTTTCTTCTTCTAATTCTCTTAGTGCACATCGTAAAGGGCAAAATATTTCCCGCCGCCTGCATCCACCCGTGACAAAAATCCACTCTTTAAATCTTTTATCTCTCACCGTTAGAAACCGGGGGGTTTCGCCGGCAAACGTAACAGGAATCGCAATAGCTTTATGTTTTTTCATTGCACATTAGCCTCTATAATCACCTGACAAGATTATTGGGGCTGAATCATCTCACTTGAACGCGTAATGCGCTTTTCGGGAACCATAGATGGTTCCTCCTCCGTGACCTCGATCTTTTGAGCGGGTGTCTCTGGTGGAGGCATCATACCTGAGGCGGCTGCGGCGTTCATGTATGCCTGCGACTCTTCAACTTCACGCTCGATAAAACTCTTAACCTGACCAATTTCTTCCCTGGATTTCTTGAGTTCCCTGTATAAATAAGCTGTCGCGACAACGCAAATAACGACGGCGCTAATAATAGCCGTATCACGGTCGAGACCGAACAACATGTGTAATTTAAGAATGTGTTTTGTTTTTAAGTAGATACAATGGCGCCCATTTTAGAGCTTTCACCTTCTGGACACGGGTATCCGTGTTGTCCAAATTGAATCTCCTGATAATGTGCATCCTTGCACGGGGCATTATCGACTGGAATATATTTGTTAAGTGTTCCGGATTTAGGATCGTAGGTGATCATAAAAACGAAAATTATGAGAAAAAGGAATACCCACATTTAATATTATACGGGAATTTAGTTGGAATACATTAATCCGCCCATACCTTGCTCTATACGCATGATGTTGTAACCGACCGCATAAATGTCGGACTTGAAGGCACCGGCATCCGTCACGAGACGAGCAGAGTCAACCCGGGAGAAATTCAACTCACCGGTCGGCTGTAATTTGGCGGTATCTAAGCAGAAAGGGTAGAGGAAATGGCTGTTGTTCGTGGTTAAAAAATCAGCGAACGGGGTATGGTAATAGAGAGAACCAGAGGTGTAATGCGGGTTCGCGAGCTTGGAATCTCCAACATCGGTACCGTTAATCTGAAGCTTCGTCTTAGCCCCGGTAGTACCGACGAAATCCGTGCCCGAAGTGCGGTACGAGCAGAGGAACTTGATGGGGTGGTTGAACGAAAGCTCCTGGATAGCGGCGTCAGACTTAATAGCCTTCTGCGTCTGGGTGATGAGCATGTTCTGAGGGGTCGCCGCGAGAGTCGTACGCTCATCGGTATCGAGGTAGATAAACTGAGCATGGACCTCGTACGCATCACTGGCGAGAGTAGTACCCCACGTGATTCGGAGTTCCACGTCGTGATATTGCAAGGCCACTAAAGGGAGAGCGGACTGTGCGTTCTCACAGAAAGAGAATCGTAAAGGATAAATCTTGGTACTGTTCGCACCGTTGCCCAGGGCCTTATGCGACTTGGAGTACGTCTGACCGAGAAGAAGGGGGGCGAGACGCTGAGAAAAGACGGAATCGTGGGTATCAATAACCTGACCTCCCACTAAGAGCTCGACCTTGGCAATTTCAGCTTCCCATTGCGAGGGAGTACGAACGGGGGGACTGTTACGGTTGGTGATGTACACGTACCCGAGAAGGTCTCCCTTGCGCTCGAAACGAACGGTGGACATACCGTTCTTGACGGGGTTACCCTGGATAACCTGCTTCTCAACGGTCTGAGCAAAATTTGTATGACGTTTGTATGTAGAACGGAAAAATGAGACCTCGGGTCGGCCAACGATATGGGCATCCTGGGCTCCAATTGCCACTAATTGCGCAATTCCACCTGACATGTTTTATATTATACTACGGTTTTATTTTTTTAAGCATTAAAATAAGGGGACCTGTGGATGAAGAGATTCGGTGAGTAGAAGTGATACAATACCGATCATCGCGAGTCGACCGTTCACGAGTTCGGTCCCAGGCTTCCATGGTCCCTGAACGTATCCCTCATCCTCTGGGTTAGCGGCCGTACCGAGGAAAACCAAGGATGCGACGGCGATGGAGAGTCCGATGTTATCATGGAACTGTGTGCTGATAGGGTTACCAGT